GTAGCAACCCATGCTCTTAATGAACCCATTTCTCTTGCTGCTGTTGCTGAACCTGTTACTTCAGCGTTGTTTGTTGTTAACATTGTTTCCAAGTCTCTTTTAAGCTCCTTAGCTCTCTTAGCAACTTGGTATGCAATTTCAGATGCTCTACCAGCTTTGTCGACTGCTTCTTGCGTACCTGTGATTACGATAGTCTTGTCCATAATTTGGCAAGAGTTAGATAATCTAGTTGTAGCAACTATAGCGTCTAAAGTGGCTTCGTCACCTTCGATTACAGCATTGGATGATGAAGCTGCCGCCAACGTGTCAGTTTGCCATTCGTGTAAAACTGCAGTTGCTTTTGTTTTAGCAGCTGAGCTTAAGAATGGAGTGTCAGTTGGTGCGATGTTATAAATAACATCCGACAGGTCTTCTCTTTCTCCAATGGAATCATACGTATCAAACGTATTTGTTGGTTGTGCCATTGTTGTTATTTCCTTTTTTGTTGAGATTTAAGATTGATCATATCCATTATAGCATTTTGGGCATCTCGTATGTGCCCTGTTTTGCTCAATCGATTGATCTTACTTCTTATTTGCTCTCTACCTGAACTTGGTCCTGATTTAGCTACTCCAGCTTTAACGACTTTAGGTGCATTTGCTACCTTCTTCTGGGCGATAGGTCTTTTATCTTTTACAGATTTATAACTCATCGCATCTTTAATCACCATTAAAAAACGGTGATCTGCCAGATTCCCAATCTCTGGATCAGAAAAACCATATCCACGTAATGTTGTACGCATATTAGTTCTGAACTGATCTGCTTTATTAGGATCGCTGTATTCTGGAATTTTAGCTGCTGCTAACGATTTTTGAGTTTCAAGGTATTCATTATACTGTTTAGTATAAGCCTCCTGGGCTTTAGATTTCATGTCCTCTATCTGCCTGTTTTGTTCTCTTAACTGGTAATCCAGTCGTGCTGCAGACGTGGGATCTTCATCATAAAGTTTCTGGAGATCCTTACTACCTTGTTGTTGTCTGACGAAACTGTCAGCAGTTCCAATCATTTCGTTTAGTTCTGATAAACGAGTATCATAAGATTGACGCAAACTCTGCTTTTGAGCTTCGAGATCTTTTTTCTCTAAGCCTAAAGTATGAGTTTTTTGTCTATAATCCGAATCTCGTGAATATCCTGCCTTCAACTCATCGAGGGTAACCTCTAACTCTTGACCACTAACTTTAACTCGGTGGAGATCAGGTTCCTCTGTAGCTGTTTGCGTTTCTTCTTCGATTTCGGTTTTTTCAGTAGCGACTTCTTTGGGAGTTTCTTCAGACTTTGATTGACTCTCTTGTGAAGTTTCCTGTTCGATCTTTTCAGGTTGCTCTGAAGGAGCTGCTTCTTTTTTCTCTGGTTCTGATTGTCCTTTATTAGGATTCAGTAGTCCAGATATTTTTTCAGCTGCACCTTTAACTGTTTGTTCTTCTGCCATGTAACGTTCCTCCTTTGGTTGACGTGTGATGAGCTCCTAGAATAGGTTAGCTCTTGTTTAAAAGCTCAAGATCTTGTTGAGCTAGTTTTCCGCTTTCCATGATTGTCTGTAAATGCCCTCTAATTTTTTCTAGCATATTAAATGCCATCCAAAGGGATCTACGTTTCTCATCGTCAGCAAAATTCGTATTAAATATTTCTTGCCTATAGGTTTCTAAAAGATCTTTAAATGCCTGTTTTAATAGGGGATCGTTTAGCAGAACCTCGGCTCTCTTTGCCTGGCGTATTTGTGTCTCTAGCTTGTCCATCGTTAAAGAATTGTTGTTGTCCTTTCACTATTTCTTTCATTAGATCTCCAGATTTTTCAAGATCAGCCTTTTCTAACATACTTCTACGTTTAAGTTCAAGCTCATCTATTTTAGATCCGTATTTAAGTTCTAATTCTTTAATTTTTATCTCAAAATCAAGCAATTGTTGTCTCATACGACCTTCAACTTCTTTTAATCTTACTTCAGCTTTCAATTGTTCTCGCTGATTCTCACCTTGAACCTGAGCTAATGTAACTTTCTCAAATTCTGTAGGTGGTTTAGGTGGAAGTTGTGGCATTTGTGCTGCACCAACGTCAGGATCCATAAAATATGGCTCAATTCCGTTTAGTCCAGCATTTTCTATTAATTTTTTTAAGCTATTGTATACATTTCTAAGGTTTACCATAGGTCCATAGACATTTTGTTGTAAGTTTATTGCCTGCATTTGTCTTTCTAAGATTGCATTTAATAAAATTAACTGTTGTTCTTTAGAACCTGTACCTAAACCTACTTGAACAGTAACATTAACTCTATCTTTCCACTCGTAAGGTCTCATTGGAATATACTTTCCTCTGATTCTTACGATTTTTTCTTTCTGTTGGTACTTGCATACCAATTCAAATATTTTTAAAGCTAGATCCTTAACACCTGTTTCAGCAAAGATTCTGGCAATTAACTCCATTCTCATTTGTGATTGTGTAAGAATTTGGTTTTGTCCAGTTGCTGTTTTATTTAAGGTATTTGAATCTAGCCCTTGGGATTGTCTTGTAACCCCTGTTCTAGTTTCTTTAACAGAATCTAGATAAGCTAACATTCCACTAGCTTGATCTGTAATCGGTTGTGCCTGAATAGGCATCATAACATTTTGTGGTGGTTGTTTTGTTCTAACAATTCCACCAGGTCTATTAGTAAGAAGATCATCCATTGCAACTTGACCATCTTGTACTGCAACTCTGTTATTATTTGTTAGATACATATTATCTAACATTTGTCTCATAACAGTAGACTTAATAAGTTGAATGTCTTCCACTAATTCTGACACAGATCTGCCATGAAATCTGTGTGGCATAATAACGGGAGTCATGGATATGAAAGGCATTGTATCAACTTCGATCATATCTAAAATTTTTCCATTAGCACTTCCAGCTGTAGTAATTTTTAATAACTCAGCTTTGCCATCTCCGTCAGCATCGAGTCTAATGTAGCATTCATGAACTGAAATATCAGTTGTACTTTTATCACCATCGGAAAGTCCGTGTGAAAAGTCTATATTCTGATGTCTTATAAATTTATCTTCTGTAAAATAATCAGATTGCCCTGATGGCAAACCATCTACTATATCTTTATCATATCCCATCTCAACAAGTTCTGATCTTGTTTTAGTTGTTCTATGACAAACAAAGTTAGATGAATTGATAGATTTACATCTACGTTCAATTAAAAATTCTTCTGGAGGAACTGGCTCAATTCTTACCTGCCCATATAATTTAGTTCTATGAATGACTACATCATGTAAAGCAACTTTATCAATTTCTTTACCACGATCATCTGTTATTGGTTCTTCGTATTCGGAATGATTTGAAACTTTAACTTGAGGATCTGCAACAAGATCATTAAACTCATCATCGGTTAATCTTGTATACTCTTCTCTTTCAGTCTTTTGAGCATCATCCCAATAAACTTTTAAGATTCCATTCTTTTGTATCAATGCATCTTTAAATGCAGAATAAAGAGCTAGGAATCCTTCGTTCTCTTTATAAAAAATATAATTTAGGTAGTCTGAACATTGACGTGCCATTTCATCGTCTTCAGGTCCAGTCCCCTCACAATTAAATACATTATCACCTGCTGTGAAAATTCTCATTAAAGATGGCATGAGACTTTCAACTGTGTCTAATACATCATTAGATACCACTTGGGAACGACCTTCTTGTTCGTTTCCTAATGGCATCCCTAGGTAATACTCTAAGGATTTTTTCCTTCGAGCAACTAATTCGCCTCCAATAAATCCAGAGGCGTTATGTATTTCCCTATTTAAAACTTCTAATATCTCTCGTTCTGTTTTCTTCATACTATATATTTCGTATCTACGTTAATTGGCTTATTCCATTCTGTCATATCGATGGGTTCTGCAACACAGCCATATCTAAATGCGTCAGCTGCGTGTGAACACCAATCGTGTAAAGGTTTATTTTTAAACACTTGGTTTTTATCATCCCATTGTTTTCGATATTGTCTTAATGCATCTAAACCTACTTTACATTTTTCTCTATCAAAATAACAATGTGGTAAAATATTTCTCACAGATTCAATTCCGTGATCTACTTCTAACTTAGGAGCTACTTCAAAGTCAATTCCTAAATCATTAGCGACTTCTAATCTAGATTTACCTGTTCCTAATTCTCTAGCCATTATATCGTGTGGAGCTATATGATTAGAATAAGCATATCCTTTTTCTTCAAGTTTATCTGCGTAATGTGCTAAAGATTCTCCTGAAGTTTCGTAATAGTCAATGAGGTGTATTTCTTTTCCCACTCGTTGAGCAAACCAAATTGCTGTTGAGTCACCTATACCTAAATCCCACCACGTCTCTACACCTACATTATCGTCCACAGGCACGGAGCTGATTCTTCCATCATTGTCAGCTTTCGTTATTAATCTTCCGTAATAACTTCCTGAGACCGCTGCAGTAAAAGAGCATTCGAACTCTTGTTCATACTGCTCTTCGGTCATTATGGAACGTGCCTGAGCCAGCTCCTCGTCTGGAATCACCTTGGTTTCTGAAGCTCTATAGATTTTCCCAGTCCAGTCTTTATGACCTCGTTGGGCGTAATCGTATACTTCCCAGAATTGATTATGTCCCATGGGTGTTCCGATAAACATTACCCATCCTAATTTATCAGATACCGCAGGTCGAACAATCTCTGTCCAAACCCTAGGTGACATAATTGCATATTCATCCATAACCACTCCGTCAAATCCCATTCCACGGATGCTGTCTGGATTATCTGCACCAAATATTTGAATACGACTTCCGTTAAATAAATCGATTCTTAACTCAGTCTCGTTCCTACTTCCTCCAAAATACATTAGAGGTTTCGTGTAAAATTTTAAATACTCCCAAGCTATAGATTTACCTTGTCTATAAGTGGGAGCTATGAAAGCCAGCAGAGCTCTGGGTTTTGCTGCTGCGGTTTTAATTAATTCGTTTATTGATAATACTGATTTTCCGAAACGTCTATGACAGACTAATACGTTAAATCGTTTTTTATTATCGTGAACTTCTAATTGATAAGGTCTTGGCTTATAAGGAATTTCAATTCGCTTAATCTTTTTGCCATTGGACTTTGATTTCGATTGGTTCATCTGATCCTATTTTTGAAGTTGAAGAAGCTAACCGAGGATGAATGTAAGGAGCTGATTTTTCAGCAGCATACATCTTTCTCTCAGGTGAGCTCATAGGATTATTTAACACAGCTAACATATAATCTAAAGGGGAATGTTGGTATTTCACAGACATTTCTTCCATAGATTTCCATTTAGGTTTAAGACTTTTAGAACCTAATGGTCTTCCAGCTCCTTCACGTTTCCCACCCTTATTAGATTTTATAGGGTATAAAACTTCTTTAGGTTGTTCTTCTTTATTGTGAAGTCCACCTTCGTTTTCATATGTTTTTTGTTCTTCGTCCATTATATTCTTTTTCTACCTTTTTTATCAAATTGTCTAACTGGAGAATAGTGATAACCTCTACCCCATTTCTTGCCTAGGTGTTTAGCTCCTAAATATAAACCAGTTGCAGCTAATCCAGGAAATCCTAATGCTCCACGTTTTAAAGCAAATTTTCCAACTCCTAAAACACCAGCTCCAGTTTTTCTAAATAAAGTTTCTGTAGGCTTGCCATATTTTTTATAAGATCTACCAATTTTACCATATACTTTTTGAGCACCAGCTCTTGTACTAGCTCCCCATTTATAAGCCTTATCTTTAAAGCTAATACCTTTCATGACATCGTGTGTTTTTACACCTTGTCCTGGTATCTTTTTTAAAGATAAATTTCTTTGTATAGGTTTTCTTTTTTTCCAGTTACCATTAACATTTGTCATATTAGTATCTTACTTTCTTCTTTTTCTTTTTAGCATATCGTTTAGCTGCAGCTTTTCCTTTTTTCGTGTAGCTAAATTTCTTTTTTCCAACTTGTGGCATATTTACCTTTCTATCTCCCTATCTTAATAATCCTCTTATCGCAGCTTGTTGCGAAGTTGGCATAGGCATATTGCCTCCAGGTCTTTGACCCATTTGTGCCATCTTAGGATTGTTCGCTTGTTGTTCTAATAATCCAGCTTGTTTCTTCGCCATTTCAGGCAATAGCTTAGCTTTTATAATTAAACCCAGCT